TGACACAACAACAATTTAACAACTTTGACCGCGAATACGACTGGAACGACACTATTCAAAAGGATTCCGAATTCGTCCTATTGCCAGAAGGTCTTTACTATTTCACAGTTACGAGCTATGACCGTGGACGTCACACACCGAACCCGCAAAACCCCGGCAAGTTACCAGCGTGCAACAAGGCAACGATTCACGTTTTAATTGAAGCAAACGAGGGCGAAAAAGAACTCACGCACAATCTATTCTTGCACAGCTCAACCGAGGGAATGTTATCTGCATTCTTTGGTTCAATCGGACAAAAACGTAAAGGCGAACCGCTTCGCATGGATTGGAACGCGATTATCGGTAAAGTCGGAGTATGTAAGGTGGGAATCCGTGAATACAACGGCAATAAATACAATGAAGTAAAAAGCATGATTTATGCAGAAGACGTGGACTATACAAAAGTTTTGAACGCACAACCGGGGCAAGCAGCAATGGCTGGATATCAACAACCACAACAAGGATTCCAACAACAACCAACGCAAGGGTTCAATCCCGGTCAATTTTAAGGGGGTATAAATGGAATTACGGCCTTATCAACAAGAGGCGCGGGAAGCCGTTCAGAAGGAATGGATGGAAGGGAGAAAACGAACCCTTCTAGTCCTTCCAACTGGAACGGGGAAGACGGTCGTCTTTTCAAAAATCATTGAAGATCAAGTTAGAGAAGGGAAGCGCGTCCTTGTTCTTGCTCACCGCTCCGAATTATTAGACCAAGCAAGCGATAAACTCAAGACAGCAACGGGCCTCGGCACAGCACTAGAAAAGGCTGAAAGCACGTCAATAGGTTCATGGTATCGAGTTGTTGTTGGTTCAGTTCAGACTATGCAGCGGGAGAAACGCTTGAATCAATTCCCGCCTGACTGGTTCGATATGATTGTTGTCGATGAAGCACACCACGCTATATCAGACGGATATCAAAAAGTTTTAAACCATTTTAAAGACTCGGAAGTTTTGGGGGTGACGGCTACACCGGACCGGGGGGATATGAAGAACCTCGGTTCATACTTCGACAGTCTAGCTTATGAATACTCATTAGTGCAAGCAATTAAAGACGGGTATCTTTCCAAAATTAAAGCCTTAACAATTCCGATTGACCTTGACTTGTCGAGTGTTTCGATGTCTGCTGGTGATTTTAAAGCGAGCGACGTCGGAACAGCACTCGATCCGTACCTCGTACAAATTGCGGATGAAATGGCGGAATATTGCAAGGATAGAAAAACAGTCGTCTTTCTTCCACTTGTGAAGACTAGCCAAAAATTCCGCGATATCTTAAACGAGCGAGGATTCAAGGCTGCTGAAGTCAACGGCGAATCAAAAGACCGGGCGGAAGTGCTCGAAGACTTTGAAAAGGGACGATATAACGTTCTTTGTAACTCTATGCTATTAACGGAAGGCTGGGATTGCCCTTCGGTTGATTGTGTGGTCGTATTAAGACCGACAAAAGTCCGGGCGCTCTATTCGCAGATGGTAGGACGTGGAACGCGTCTATTCCCCGGAAAAGACGAGCTTCTATTGCTAGACTTTTTATGGCACACAGAACGGCACGAACTATGCAGACCAGCTCATTTAATTTGTGAAAGCCCTGAAGTGACTAAAAAGATGGTCGAAAATATGGAAGAAGAAACGGGCGTCGTGATTGACCTTGAGCAGATGGAAGTCAAGAGCGCCGAAGACGTTATCGTTGAACGTGAAGAAGCACTTGCGAAGCAACTTGCGGAAATGAGAAAACGGAAACGAAAACTTGTTGATCCGCTTCAATTTGAAATGTCAATCCATGCTGAAGACCTATCAAGCTATGTCCCTAGTTTTGGGTGGGAAATGTCCCCGCCTTCAGAAAAACAACTCCGAGCACTCGAAAAGTATGGTATTTTTACCGAAGAAGTTGGGAATGCTGGGAAAGCTAACTTATTACTTGACCGTTTGAATAAACGTCAAAGTGAGGGGCTAACAACACCGAAGCAGATTCGCTTCCTCGAAAGTCGAGGGTTTAAAAACGTCGGAATGTGGTCGTTTGAAAGTGCTAGAAATATGATTGACCGGATAGCAGCGAATGGCTGGAGATTGCCAAAAGGCGTCGTTGCAAGGGAATATATACCAAGTTAAGAAATGGAAAGAAAGGGTAAAATGAACAACGAAAGAGAATTTGACTTGTTGCCATTATTAGAGCATATCAACCCGGCCATTTTATCCTACCAAGAATGGATAAACGTCGGGATGGCTCTAAAACATGAAGGATATACCGCGTCGGATTGGGATAATTGGTCCTTACGAGATCCGGCAAGGTATCGTAAATTTGAATGTTTCAAAAAGTGGGACACTTTCAACGAACAAGCCGGCTCAATTGTAACGGGTGGGACAATCGTCCAACTTGCAAAAGATCACGGGTGGGTGAATCCATACTCAAGCGATAGCGAGGGCGCTCACGAATTAGACTGGAACGATACTATTGATAGAGATTATCGCGTTATCGATAAAAACTGGATTGAGGGTAAAGAGATTCATGAGCCTACAATTTGGAATCCAGTCCAAGAAATTATCCGATACCTCGAGGCCTTGTTTGAATCGTCCGAGAATGTCGGATACGTCACGGAAAGTTATCCAAAAGTAAACGACGAAACGGGAGAAATTGAAAAATGGCTTCCGACTAAGGGGGCGTATGACCGGACAGCCGGACAGTTAATTGAAGCTCTTAGTAAATGTAACGGCGATATCGGGGCAGTCCTCGGAGATTATCACCAAGAAGCCGGCGCGTGGATTCGTTTCAATCCCCTTGATGGTAAGGGCGCAAAAAACGAAAACGTAACTGACTACCGATATGCCCTTGTCGAATCGGATAGCATGAGCGTAGAAAAGCAAAACGCTATCTATAAAGAACTTGAGCTTCCTATCGCTGCTCTTGTTTATAGTGGGAACAAGTCCTTACACGCTATCGTGAAGGTGGACGCTGGAAGCTACGACGAATACCGAAAGCGCGTTGACTACTTATATAAGATATGCCAAAAGAACGGAATATCAGTTGATACACAAAACCGCAATCCGTCGCGCTTGTCTCGTATGCCGGGCTTCGAGCGAAACGGACAAAAGCAATTTTTAGTTGATACCAATATCGGAAAAAGAAATTGGGAAGAATGGTATCAGTATATCGAAGACTTAAACGACGACTTACCTGATCCGGAAGGGCTGGGGGATAGCTGGGACAATCTTCCAGAGCTTGCCCCTGAATTGATTGAAGGAGTCCTTAGACAAGGCCATAAAATGCTGATAGCTGGACCGTCTAAAGCCGGGAAGTCGTTTAGCTTGATTGAAATGTCAATCGCAATCGCTGAAGGTCAAAAATGGCTGAATTGGAATTGTACGCAAGGGAAAGTCTTATATGTAAATCTTGAGCTAGACCGTGCTTCATGTTTGCACCGCTTCCGCGACGTTTACGAGGCTATGGGATTGCAAGCGAACAACCTACAAAATATCGATATCTGGAACTTGCGTGGTAAGACCGTACCAATGGATAAGCTAGCACCGAAATTAATTCGCCGTTCGCTTAAAAAGAATTATATCGCGGTTATTATCGATCCAATTTATAAAGTCTTGACGGGTGACGAAAACAGCGCGGACCAGATGGCACACTTTACCAATCAATTCGATAAAGTGGCGACAGAGCTCGGGTGCTCGGTGATTTATTGCCATCACCACTCTAAAGGTTCACAGAGTGGTAAAAAATCAATGGACCGTGCTAGTGGTTCGGGAGTGTTTGCTCGAGATCCTGACGCTTTAATTGACTTAGTAGAATTAGAAGTCACAGAAGAATTATACACGCAACGGATCAATCATACGGCTTGCAGAATTTATAAAGAAGCCTTACAAGAAAAGAATAATACATATTATCAACAATATGTCAGTCTTGACGATTTATATAACGCTAGCAGCATGAGGGCACACTTTGAAAAAGGAATTCAAGACGTGTTAGAACGAGCTCTTTACGTCGATAAAATCAACGACACACGTCGAGCGATTGAGATATCGACAGCGTGGCGCGTTGAAGGTACGCTTCGAGAATTCGCGAAGTTTAAACCGGTGAATATGTGGTTCTCTTATCCGGTGCATTTCTTAGACGATTCGGGCGTGCTTGCGGATATTCAACTTGAGGAAACGACTCCTAATTGGAAAAAGAATTTAGATAGTCAAAAAGCTAACGAGAAGAAAAAGAAGTCCGCTGATGAAAAATTCACGACGGCTATGGATGTATTATTTGACGGAATCAACCCCGTTGAATTGAGCGAAATAGTGGAATATTTTTCGACGGAAGATAGACCAGTTAGTGAAAAAACAATCAGAAGATGGGTAAAAAATAATGGTGATTTTGAAGTCAAAAATAATCAAATTTTACCTAAAAATGAGTCAGGGACAAATTAGGGACAAGGACAAACCCGAGGGACAAACCCGAAAATGTCCGTCGGGAATGTCCCTGACTCTCAAGGACAAACCCGAGAACGTCCCTATGTCCCTAGAACGTCAATAAGGACAAGGACAAACCCGAGAATGTCCCTAAGAAATCGCTAAACTATGCGGATTTGAGGCTTTAGGGACAAACCCGATAAACTCAGGGACAAAATGAGGGACAGAATATTCTCTTTCTCCGAAAGAAGAATATTTGGGAAATATCCCTGAAGGTCCATGGGTACATGAACAGGAACAAGGGGGCTATGCATCCGCCCCTTGTAACCCTGTAACCATGTCCCCTGACATGGACTAAGCGCGTATGGAAAAGCTAAAATAAAAAACTAAAAAGAAAAGGTAGAATATGAAAGTAAAATTTTTTAAGTCGAACGTGAGATTCTTTTCACAATTTGAAACGGAAGTCAATCTTTTTTTGGAATGGCTAGAAAAAGAAAAAAAGGTTTGGGTTAATACCGAGATCAAAACTTTAGGTGAAGACGTCATGATATTTGTGTTTTACGAGGACGAATAATATGATTGAATTCTTTTTACCGATGGAAAAAATTCCGACGACAACTCACCAGCAAAAAAAGGTAAACGTCCGAAATGGTAAGCCGGTATTCTATGAGCCGGTGGAATTGCAAAATGCAAGAGCAAAATTTGAAGGCTTGCTTGCGCGTCACGTTCCCCCGGATAAAATACAAGGCGCAATTCGTCTGACCGTCAAGTGGTGCTTCCCGATGATAAAGGGAACATACGACGGGCAATATAAAACGACGAAACCAGACACGGATAATTTACAAAAGCTATTTAAAGATTGTATGACGAAAGTCGGCTATTGGAACGACGACGCTCAAGTGGCTAGTGAAATTTCTGAAAAGTTCTGGGCAAAGATTGTCGGTATTTATGTCAGAGTGGAGGAATGGGACGATGAATTACATACATTTCTTTAGCGTGGAAGTTCCGGAGTGGATGGCTAGAAGTAACCAGATGGCGCAACTAGCCGGATTCGGTTCGGACCGGTACTGGCATTGGGTGGCTTCCTCGATTGCTGAAATTTGTAAAAAGTACAATGATAACGATCTAGTCGTGCAGCAGTTCGGGCTCTTGTTTGAATGGCTAGAAGCTCAAGCGGAAGGAGCGAAAACATGAAAGAAAAAACTTATTTTGAAATTTTGGAAGAAATGGAACAAGATAAACTAAAAAAGTTTGATCCACAAATGGCGCTTGGTGCTTTATGCGCAAGACTTGTCAAACGGTTACAAGATGATAAACAATTAACTGAGGATAATTTCGTAATCCCAATTAAAGATCAACTGTACGAGATATCAGTCAAGAAGAAGGAAGTCTAGGTATGGAATACGTGAAATATGACAATGAGCAGAAAAAACGCTTGCGGGAAAATCTGAAAAAATTCACAGAAGAACGAGGGCTCGAAAAAAAAGAATTGGCAGACAAAATCGGGTGGGCTTACAGTACAGTTGTTTCATGGTTTAGAGGTTCACGCTTACCGAGCCAATTCGGAATCGAAACTCTTTGTGATTTTTTCAAGGTGACAGACGTAGAATTGCTGGGCTCACCGATGAAAATCCGTACTTTTGCATATTACCGAAAAGACGCGCTGGCTTCAGTCGGGACTTTGCAAGAAATTGCAGACCAGACCGGGGCGAATATTCGGACGTTGAGAAGCCTGATCGCTACAACGAAAAATAAAAAGAAGGCACGGGGGACGTATATCATAGAGATTGAAGATGAAACGCGTTACACGGTCGAGTTTAAACAAACTTTTACAATCGATGAAATTAAAGCGAAAAATCTCGAGTGGTTACTGGATAACCCGATGGTTGAATTAAAGGAAGTGACGGAATGAATAAAAAAGAATTGATTGAAAGAATCGAAAATATGCCTTACGAGAATGGGATTCTTATGGATTTTGTCAAAATAAATAGAGGGTGGCTATTAAAAACAATAAAACAACTAGACGAACCAGAAATTGTCAAAGTTCCGAAGTATATCGCTGATAAAATCGAGTATATGAAAAAATACGATTATAACATCTTCGACGCAATGAGGGCGACTGAAAGAGATGGTAATTTTTATGATTGGCTTTTTGCAGATGATAATATGGAAATCTTCACTATTGCTTGGCAGTATGGCTGCGAGGTAGAGGAAGAAAATCGGTATAAAGTAGTGATGAAAGAAACAAAACAACCGCTATATTATAATACTGGGGATAAGAAACTATTCTTCTCTATGGGTAAAATAGCTTCACACTTCACCAGACAACAACTTGAAAAACTAAACTTCGGATGGGTGTTTGATTGTCCCGGTATCGAGGTCTTGGAGGTAAAAAATGAATAAACAAGAGTTAATTAAACATTTTGAGGATTTGCCCTATGTATCAATTACTCAAATGGGAAAGAAAAGTTTTATTGATTTAATTGAACAATTAGACGAACCGCAGAAAGTCACAATCCCGCAATTTGTTGCGGATTGGATTAAGTATTGCAAAAATACAAATGTAACCATGACAAGAGCTCTACTGGTTGGTGAAGTGGATTTTTACAATTATGCAAATCAAAAAGATCTTTCAAGACTAACAGATTTTTTTAGTGATGGAAAAAATCAAGAGATTTTCGCCCGCGCTTGGTTGGACGGCTACACAATCGAGGAAAAGCGGTATCAAGTTAAGATGAAAGGTATTTCCTCTCTTTTTAGACATTTAAAATATAATTTTTTGACTGAAAAATGGTATATGGGCAATGATGCAGAAGATAAAAATGTGAAAAAAACACACACCCGCAAAGAGATAGAAGATGCGGGCTTTGGTGAAGTGTTTAATAGTTCATTGTTTGAAGTCGAGGAGGTGGAAGAATGAGTAAATTTGAAATCTCCCTTTCTAAAGATGACCTTGAACATATCGCTAACGGTTATGACATCAAAATCAAAATCGATGGTAAAAGATTTTCGAACACAAATGAAATCATTTTGAAACCTGCATTGACAAATGATGTTATGGCTCCGATATTGAATTATAAAAATAAAATAATCGATACCGAACAACAAAATATTGTTAATAATTTCATGGGAGGTGCAAGATGATACCAAAATTTAGAGCGTGGCACAAGACGTGGGAAGAGCTAGGAAAAGTTAAACGGATACGATTTGATGACGAGGGAAACATATCTACTGTATTTATTCAAAGTGAAACATTAGGAAGTAATGCTTATCTAAAAGATATCGAACTCATGCAGTCAACAGGATTGCATGACAAGAACGGCAAGGAAATCTTTGAGGGGGATATAGTTAGACAAGTACGAACCCAACCAACAACGGAAAACGAAACAATCACAGGCGTTGTAACCATGATTGAGGGCGCTTGGTTGATTATGAATGATAACAAGCAATTAGCAAGTTATTTGTGGTCAGAGACTGACGAAAACGAAGTTCTTGGAAACATCTACGAAAATCAAGGGATTTTGGAGGATGAAAAATGATGAAATTTATTCAACTCGTACCTTTTAAGTACGGAGAAGTAAAAAATCCTATAACGGTTAATGTGAGTTATATTACAACCGTTTTGAAAGATGATGATTATTTCAGCAAAGTGTTTGTAAGCGATGAAATCAAAGCTAATCTTAAAGAACAACTAACTGCTGACGAATTTTTGTATGTAATAGAACCAATGTATGAAAATATTGTTGCAATTTTAACTCAAAAAGAGGAGAAACCATGAAACGCTTTTTAATCGGCTATGCCTTACTCACGACTTGCTTGTTATTCATGCAACGGTCGATTATAGATGAGCAAGAGAAACCCTTGCTAGTTTATCATGCTGATAATCAAGGATCAGAAATAAAAGGAATTGTGAGCGAAAAGAAAAAAATAGGCAGCTTATACACGATAACAATAAATGATAATGTTTTTGTGATAAATGAACAAAAGTATCAAAAAATTAAAATCGGAGACGAGGTGGAAATTTGAAAGTTTGGATTGTGAGAAAGTATTTGAAGACTACAAGGATGGAATATAATCGATCATCACCGTTTGAAGAAGTCGAATTTCAAACGAAAGAAGAAGCGGTTGCTTATAGAGAATCACAAAAGAAAGGCGTCTTCGATGTCTATCAAAAAGAATTTTAAAAAGCTATCAGGCTAGAAAGGTGGGAAGTTTGAGAATTGAAACACGATACGGATATTTAATAGACGCGCTTAGACGCTATCCATTCGATAAGGAAATAAAAGAACGTATCGAAGAAATTACTTTCCCGTATCAAAATTTTGACGAAAACTGGTATATCAAAAGTAAGACCGCAAAGAATACTCCTGAAGCCTTGAAAAATGTCATCATGAAAGAGAATGATCCGGAATTGATTCGACTTTATACGCTAACACAAGCGATTGAAGAATACAAGGCGGAGTGCGGGTTTACAAATTGGGAAGCAATCAAGGCTCTTTATGTATCACGAACAAAGAACGTTGAAGGAGTGGCACTTGAGCTCTTTATGTCAAAAAATTCGGTCTATCGTCATATTATCAAACCTTTTTTTGAAGGACTAGAAAAGAAATATACAAGTATTTTTTTAAAAAGTCGCTAAAAGTTGGGAAAAATGCACGAAAAAAGGTGATAAAATTGTATTATCAGGAGAAAAGCGAAAAGAACTTTTTGAAGCGTATCAATACGCTTCTTACGCGGGCGAAAGGTTTAATGGATTCCTTTGTATTTAATCGTTTTTTACCAAACATAAAAGTAGTTGCATATCTTCCTTTAATTTTATTTTATATTTTCAGGCGGTTCGATTCCGCCCGTCCGCTTAGACAAGGTTTTTCATGAGTTTTCCTTGTCAACCTTTCCATTCTACTAGACAGCCCTTTTCGGGCTGTTTTTTGGTGCTTATATGAAAATTGAAACAATAGATATTGCCGACGTGGTGGAATACGAAAATAACGCGAAATTACACCCGCAAGAACAAATTGAAAAAATAAAAAAATCAATACTCGAATTTGGGAATAACGATCCTATCGCAATAGATGAAAATAACGTCTTAATTGAAGGACACGGAAGATTGAAAGCCTTAAAGCAGCTCGGGTTTGATGAAGTGGAAGCTATTCGATTATCTCATTTGTCCGAGGAACAAAAGAAGGCTTATATCTTGGTGCATAATAAGCTGAATATCGACACGGGCTTCGACGTTGATTTGTTAAACGCGGAATTGGAAGATATCTTCACGGTTGATATGAGCGAATACGGATTCGAGTTTTCAGAAGTGGACCTCGGTTTTTCGGATGATACGCAAAAAGAAGGTGAAGGGGAATTTCATCGAGAAACAACAATTAATCAGTACAATCTCGATTTATTCGAGCCTGGAAAAACTGAAGGGCATTTTGAAATGCCTATCCTTGAGCCGGTGAATCATATCCCTAAAAAGTTACAAGGGTTTAATTACGTTTTAAACAAGCCCGATTATGAAGCTGGAGTTCATTTCTTCCTTGACGATTATCAATTCGAGAGAATCTGGCAACGACCGGAATTTTATATTGAGAAATTAAGTCAATTTGATTGCGTGCTAACACCGGATTTTAGCTTGTATATCGATATGCCGGTCGCTATGCAAGTATGGAACGTTTACCGCTCGAGGTTAATCGGTCAAGTTATGCAACGTTACGGTTATACCGTGATTCCTACTGTATCGTGGGCGTATTCGGATAGCTTTTCATTTTGTTTTGACGGGTTGCCGGAAGGCGCTACACTTGCGGTGAGTACAATCGGAGTTAAACAGAATGAAGAACAATTGGAAATATGGCGCGATGGTATGAACGCTATGATCGAGCTATTGAAGCCTAAAAGATTATTGGTCTATGGTGGCGCGGTCGAATATGATTATGGAGATATTGAGGTGTATTATTTTGAAAATGCAACGACAGAAAGGATGAAACATGGAAGCTAAAAAGCTAAAAGAATTATTTGAAAAGTATTTAAACATGATAAACTTAGGAGATTATTATCTATATAGTGATCTGGAATTGTATCATGTAACGACTGGTGAATCGCGTTTTTTTGAAAACGTTGAAGAAGTGGTGGCAGATAAAGAAGTAAATGCCTTGCTTGACGGGATTCAGTTTAATATCTTTTCTGGGAGCCGCGGTGCAAGCTCCGGCAAAAGTGGAAAAGGTAGCAAGGGCGAAATGGGCGGAGGTTTTACGAGTGCAAAAGATGGACCGGATAAATCATATTCCGCGAATCCGGCGCCGTTTAATTATGGCGGGAGAAGTCAAAACTTAGATTCGGTCGTCAGTAAATTTATAAATGATTATGGAAGCGCAAAAAGAGAATACGCGGTATCGGTTGACGATCAGGGGTTCGCTCATTCGTACCGTATCGGCAACGCTCATAGTGTTAGTATAATTGCTGGTCCCGGCCATACAGTAGTACATAATCACCCGAGCGGAGGAAATTTTTCAAAAGCTGATCTTTTAAATACCGCTGGTTCAAACAGAAAAGGAATCATTGCAACGAATAAAGACAGTTATTATCATTTTGAGAAAACTCAAAAATTCGACGCTAAAGGATTCACGAAAGCGGTAAGTAAAGCAAGATGGCCGAAAGATATGTCATACGACGAAGGGGCGGACTGGTGGCTTCGTAAGAATGCCGGTAAGTATGGTTATAAATACGACAAGAAAAAACCGGGAATTGCGGGGACACACGACTATACAAAAGTAAGTGGCGGTTATATTTCGCCTTGGAACTTACCATTCTAAAACAAATTAAACAGTAAGGAGGGGAGGCGATGTCGAACGAAAACTTAATTCCACTTAACGAGCGAACAAAGGACGAGCAAAGGGAAATTCAGAAAAAAGGCGGTATCGCCTCCGGGAAAGCTCGAAGGGAAAAAGCAGACCTAAAAAAGAAAGTAAATGAAATATTGGCGATGGACGTTTTCAGTCCGCAGTTAAAAGAAACGCTCGAAGAAAAGGGCTTGAGCGCTACAAACCAAACGGCAGTCGTGACGGTTCTTTTGCAAAAAGCCTTAAAGGGTGATATGCGAGCGATTGAGCTATTGGCGAAGATGAACGGTAACGAGGGTACGAAAGATAATCTCGACAAGAAAGAGCAAAAAGAACGCGTCAAGGCAATGCAACTCGAGAACAAGAAACGCGAGCAGCAGCTTGAAGGCGGGGTTGCTTCTGAGGATATCATGGCCGATTACTTCGAGAAGCTGGAAGGAGTGATACAAGATGGCACTTGACCGGCTTTATACGGACAAACAAATTAAAATCTTGAGGCGTTCCCTTGCCCGGGATTGGTATATGATGATAAACCACGGGGCGGTTCGTGCTGGTAAGACCAAGCTCGACAACGATCTATTTTTAATGGAATTGAAGCGCGTCAAAAAGAACGCTGCAAAAGTTGGGGTTCAAACTCCGATGTATATCTTAGGGGCGGTATCGTCCGGGACGCTTCAAACAAATATCTTGCGCGAGATCACAGATGCTTATGGGCACGAATTCCGTTTTGATAGACACGGGAATTTTACGCTTTTCGGGGTGTATGTCGTGACGACGTTCACGGGCTCGATAGCGGGGTTGAAAGCTATTCGTGGTATGACAGCATTCGGGGCTTATGTCAACGAGGCGACGCTGGCGAATAAAGAGGTATTTGACGAAATTTTAAAACGTTGCTCAGGGTACGGTGCGCGTATTATATGCGATACAAACCCGGACCATCCGAAACATTGGCTTAAAGTTGATTATATCGACAAGGCTGACGGCGAGAAAATACTTGCCAATCATTTTACGATTTTTGATAATACCTTCTTAAATCAACGATATGTCGATAACTTGATCGCAACGACTCCTTCCGGTATGTTTACCGAACGCGGTATCTATGGCCGTTGGGTGATTGGTGAAGGCGCGGTGTATCGTGACTTTAAAGAAGATATGTATATCAACGAATTGCCCGAGCATTTCGCGAAGATTTACGCGGGGGTTGACTGGGGTTATGAGCACTACGGCTCTATCGTGGTCGTGGGGCAAACTGAGGCCGGCGATGTGTATATTTTGGAGGAACACGCTTACCAGTACAAAGAGATTGATTTTTGGGTGGACCTTGCAAAAGATATAAAAGCCCGTTACGGTGATATATTCTTCTGGGCGGACTCGGCACGTCCCGAGCACGTCGGACGTTTTAACCGCGAACGGCTAAAATGTTTTAATGCTTACAAGTCAGTATTATCTGGAATTGAAGAAGTGGCGAAGCTCATGAAGGGCGGTCGCTTTTTTGTTGCTTCAAATAAGGTACGCAAGTTCAAAGATGAAATATATCAGTATGTTTGGAATGAGCGAACGGGTGAACCAGTCAAAGAGCATGACGACGTTCTGGACGCGGTAAGGTACGCGATCTATTCACAGCACGTTTACGATACGAGCAGCACAGTAAAAGAACGTATGGCAAGCGCGCAATACTATTTCTAAAAGGAGGAATAAAAGAAATTGGAATTCTTAAAAGGACGACGTTTTGACGAAAACGCGAATCGTCAATTCATGATGACAATCGAAGATTTTGAAACAATCGAATTTGAAAGTCAGAAATGGATTGCACGGCTGAAAAATTTCGTCGGAACTCACCGAGCGGAACAACTGGACCGCTTGAAAGAACTGAAACGATATTATCTAGCTGATAATAATATCAAGCATCGCGACGAGAAAAGCGATAAATACAGCGCAGATAATCGAATCGCGAGTGATTGGGCGAAATATATTACTGTTTTTGAACAAGGGTATATGCTGGGGAATCCGGTCGAATACAAGAACGAAAACGAAGAAATTCAAGCCTTAATCGACAATTTTAGCAAACAAAACAACGAGCAAGATCATAACGTGGCTATCAAAACAGACTTAGCTATTTATGGCCGAGCTTATGAATTGCTAAATACGTTTAAGGATGTGGACGAAAGCGTTTGGGTGAAATTGTACCGAATGAACCCGGAACAGACTTTTGTCATTTATGATGATAGTTACGAGCAGCGCTCTTTGATGGCAGTCAACTATTACTCTATCAGTTACGGGGACGGACACAAACGCGATTTTGTGAAAGTATATACCGATGACGCTATATACGAGTATGTGGACGATAATCAGGAAGCGGACACGCTTCGACTGAAAGAAAAAAGCGAGCATTTCTTTAATGGCGTACCGGTGAACGAGTTTAGCAACAACACAGACCGAACCGGAGCGTTTGAAGCCGTGCTTGACTCTATCGACGCTTACGACTTGTCACAGTCGGAACTTGCTAACTTCCAACAAGATAGTAACGAGGCTTTACTGGTTATTTCGGGCAATCCGTTTACCGGGGTTGACGATAAGGACTTTTTAGAAGACGGTCGAATCAATCCGAACGGTCGTCTAGCTGTTTCGCAGTCGTTCAAGAAAGCAAAAATCTTAGTTCTTGACGATAACCCGATTCCGGGAGGTTCTTCACCGTCGGCTCATTACTTAATTAAAAGTTATGACACGGCCGGAGCGGAAGCCTATAAAGAACGGCTAGTAAATGATATTTTACGCTTTACGTTCACGCCGGACACAACAGATAGCAATTTCGCCGGCACACAGTCAGGCGAAGCGATGAAATATAAGATGATGGCAGCGGACAATTACCGAGGCAAACAAGAGCTTTTGTTTGAAAAGGGGCTCATGCGTCGCTTACGTCTAGCGGTCAATATCTGGAAAATCAAGGGGAATGATTCTGGGAATTATAACCTTATCAATCAGACCGATATCGTATTCACTCCGAACCTTCCACAAAACAATAATGAAATGGTGGCAATCGTTAAGAATCTTTACGGCATTGTAAGTGAACAAACTATTGTCGAAATTCTTGAGCGCGTGACTGGAGTCAATGCTGAAACAGAATTGAAACGACTGAAGGAAGACACGGAAAAGGCGCTCGAAATGTTACCACGAATCACACAAGAAAACGAGGTAGCGGATGAACAAACTGAAGAATCTAACAAGCCATGATGAATACTGGACGGAACGCGCTCGAGAAATATTTGAGTACGTTGACCGAAAAGATATTGATTTTTTTGTTGAGTTAGAAAAAACTTACCGGGCGCAGTCGGTGAAGCTACAAAAAGCGATCTTTGACTTTTATACAAAATACGCTGAAGGGCACGAAATGACCTATCAAGACGCTATGAAGCGCTTGAGGGGTGAAGATCTTAGCGATTATGTGGAAAATGCTCGGAAGTATCGCGAGAAAGCTGAAAGCGATCCGGAATTATTGAACCGTTTAAATGAACAATATTCGGCAGCTCAAGCACTTAGGATTGAAGCCTTACACGCTGAAGCAGTATATCGCGCTGGCGTGCTTGCTGGGGCGCTTCATAAGAGTTTTGAAAAGTATCTATACGACGTTGCGGAATATGCTTATAAAAAGGCACACGGTGGCCGTGCGGGTGCGGTCAATCGTCCAGCATTTGAAGAAGTTATCAAGACGCCGTTTAATGGTCGGAACTATTCCGAGCAACTTTGGGGGAATACTGACACGCTAGCAGATAGCTTGAAGAAGGTTTTCCGTCAAGGTTTCATTCGTGGCGATAGCCCGCAAGAAATGGCTCGAGAAATCCGAAAAGAATTCAACGTGGCACGCTCGAGGGCTGAAACGCTTGTCCGAACGGACGCTACGGCAGTTATAAACCGCGCAACCATAAAACGATATAAACGCGAAGGCTTGAAATATTATCGGATTTTGGTCGTTTTGGATAATCGGACGACTCAAATTTGCCGGCGAATTGCACAAGAGGACAAATTATATAAACTCGAAGAAGCACAGACGGGCGTCAATATCCCGCCGTTTCATTATAATTGTCGTTCTACTATTATGCCGGATGAAGGAGAATTGAACGGGGAAGGAGTGGAAGAAAAAAATGATGTTTAATATCTGGGACCTTGTTTCTTGGGTTGCTGGTTTAATCTGTTTTTTTGTTTTGGTTTTGGTAGGTTGGTCTATCATTGCCGGACTGATTGACGGAATTAGACAAGCAAATAAAGAACGTTCAAATAGATAGATAAGGAGGTGATCCGTTATCTTGACAGACGGGAATAGACCGTTATCGTCCAGACTATGCGGAAGACTTTAAAAGCTGCATTGTTTCGCCGCCGGGCGTAAAACGAGAATATCGATTGATGGCGTAACCATCGGAGGAAAACAAATGTCAGAAAATACACAAGCAACCGTTGAAACTGAAGCACTTGAGCAAGACGTCACTCAAGAAGAACAAGTTGAAACCAAGCAAGAGAAGTCAGAGCGTACCTTTACACGGGCAGAAATTGGCAAAATGCTAGCGGCTGAACGTGCGAAGTGGGAAGACGAACAAGCGGAAATTATCGAGCAAGCGAAAAGCGAAGGTGAACGCTTGGCTAAAATGACAAAAGACGAACGCGCAAAAGAAGAAGAAGCGCGACGAATTCAAGCAATCGAAGAACGTGAGCGCGTACTTGCTGAAAAAGAAATGCGAGTAGCAACTCAAACGCTTTTGAGCGAAGAAGGATTGCCGGTTGAATTCTTGGACTTTGTTATTTCTGAAACGGCGGAAGTCACCAAAGAGAAAATCGGGCTATTGCGTTCGGTATTCGATAAAGCGGTAGAAAGTCGCGTCGATGAACGCTTGGCACAGAAAGCACCACGAAAAGGGACTGGACCGGTATCGCTGACAAAAGCTGAAATTATGGCGGTTGAGGACGACGAACAACGTCAAGCCTTGATTGCTGCAAACATTGGACTATTTAAAAATTAGAAAGGGCTAAAATATGGCTGAAAATAAATTAACAACTATGCAAGACTTGGGCGAAATTAAGTCAATTGATTTTGTCAACAAGTTTTCTAAAAACATTAACGACTTGCTTCGTCTTTTGGGCGTAACACGTCGTCAAGAATTGACAAATGACCTTAAAATCCAAACGTACAAATGGACGACTGATATCGATAACACGGTAACGGCTGAAGGTGAAACAATTCCACTTTCAAAAGTAAGTCGTGCGAAAGATCAAGAATATACTGTAACTTGGTTCAAGAAACGCCGTGCGGTATCTGCTGAAGCTATCGCCCGTCACGGTGCGTCACGCGCTATTTCAGAAGCTGATACACGTCTTCTTCGCGAAATTCAAAACGGAATCAAAGAAGACTTCCTAACTTACCTTAAAAAGACAAAAACTAAAGTTAAAGGCAAAAGTTTGCAAGAAGCGCTTGCGCAAAGCTGGGGCAAACTAACAACTGTAAACGAGTTTGAAGGTTCTCCGCTTGTATCATTTGTAAACCCGCTTGACGTTGCAGAATACCTCGGAAATACTCCGGTCGCTTCTGACGCTTCAAACGTTTTCGGATTTACACTCTTGCAAAACTTCCTCGGTATGCAAAACGTTATCGTTATGCCATCATGTCCGAAAGGTAAGATTTACACGACAGCAGTCGAAAACTTGGTATTCGCTTATCTAAACGTTGCTAACGGTGACTTGGGCGGATTGTTTGCAGACTTCACCGATGAAACTGGCGTGATTGCTGTAAGCCGTGACCGTCACTTGAACAACCTTACTTTTGAATCTGTATTCTTTGGAGCTAACGTTCTTTTTGCTGAAATTCCGGACGGCGTGGTTGAGGCTACAATCGAAGCACCGGCAGTAGTATCCGGCGGATAATTAAGGGGTAAACGATGGCAGCTATTGAACTAGAAAAAGTAACGAAAGAAATTCGTTTATTGAAAGGAATTCCGGAAAGCGACAAAGAACAAGACGAACTTTTGGCCTTAATTGTGAAGGATAGTTTCGAGCGTATTATCGCGTTCGTCAATCGCTTTTCGGACTTTCCATTGGCAGATTTGCCGGATAGCGTGAGTTATATTCTTCGTGATGTGGCTGTCAGTCGATTTAACCGCTTAAACTCTGAAGGGGCAACCGCTGACAGCGAAGAAGGCCGGAGCTTTACTTGGGAGGATAGCTATCTAACAGATGATAACAAGGCTATTTTGGAAAACCTAGCAGTCAAAAATCGCGCCCGTGGAATCGCTAGATTTATTTAAAAGGGGGCACGTATGATTTATAATGATCGCGTTGTTTTGATTTTTGAAACACGTCCAAGTGATGAATTATTCGAGAAAACGGGAAAACGTAACAGTTCCCCGATACCTTGTATGAAAAATGCCATGTCAAACTATGAAATGATGGGGCTTTTTGGTAAGTACGACTTCGACGCGTTCAAGTTGCACTTACAAGGTATTCATAAAGATTTTTCCGAAGTGATTTACAAAGGGCGTAAGATGAAAATCAAAGGCAAAAGATACCATCATAATAGCACGGTGATTTATTTATGAGTTTTACTTATAAAGTTAAGGGGCTTGATAAGTTCATTCGTCGCGTACAAGGTAAACCAAAACAGGCAAGACGGGCAGTAAGCGCGGAGCTTCAACGTTCGGCCTTACGGGTTGAGCGTAAAGCTAAAATGAAAGCAGCAGTAGATACCGGATTCATGCGGAACGGTATCTTTGTTTCTCGTTTAGGAATGTTACGATACAAAGTAACGTCCCCGGCTGGTTATTCCGTCTATGTGGAACTTGGAACGCGTAAAATGAAGGCACAGCCCTTCCTCGGTCCGGCATTGAAAGAAGAAAGTGAGGTTCTATTCAAGAACCTTCATAAAATGTTTAGGAGGTGATTTATGACTTTTGAAACACCTTCAGTACAAGCGCTCGAGAATATTCGCGAAAAGTTAAAGCCGTTAAACCTTCCGATTTATTTCAACCTTCCAGAACCGGAAACGCTAGAGCCGTTTATCGTTATCGGTCAAACGAGCTCGGATACGTCGAAAACAGTCCAAACGGGGCTGATTATTGAGGATTTAGGCGTTCAGGTGGATATATTCCTTCCGGGCGATGAAAGTCGCGGAGAGGTCGAAAGAGTGCGCTCTGAAGCTATCAGGCGTATCGGAAGAAATTCGAGAATGGCTACAAATGTTTTAAAAGATAATACAGTAGGTCGAGAGGTCTATCATATCGTTTTAAATTTAACAGAAATTATTTATTAAAAAGGAGTTTTAAAATATGAGTGAAGCAGAAGACAAGGCAAAAATTAAAATTACGATTGCAAAGCCAATCGTAGGGAAAAAAGTATTTTACTTTATTCAATCAATTCACGCAGAAAAAGGCACGGGAGCAATGCTTCCGGCTTATCGTAAAGATGGTTCTACCACAATGGGCGGTGAATACATCGACGAACAAACACAACAAGGGCGTTTGCTTGAAAAAGCAACCGACGAGCACTCTATCGAGTTGACTCAATACTTTGCACCAAAAGATCCGTCAGTTCAAGTTGTTTTGGACGCTCAAAAAACGGGCGAATCAGTCAAAATCTGGCGCGTTATCGTTGACGAAAGCGTGAAAGATACGTCAACTGGTAAAGACACTTATCCAGCACAATTCGGTTATGGTAAAATCACAGACGATATCGAATTCGACGACGCAATCGATGGATTTACTGAACTTAACTATACAGTCGGAATTGTTGGACGTCTTCGCGACGGGAAATTCCCGCTTTCAACGGAAGAAATCAATATGCTTAATGAAGTATATGAATACCAAAATCCAGGCGAAACAACTGGCGATTACAACAACATCACACGCTAATTTTTCAAGCAAGAGGGCCGTCAAAAGCCCTTTTGCTTTTATTTTTTTAACTAAAAGGAGTATAAACTATGGAATTTACAGTCGGAAGCCGTTCAATCGAAATTAAATTTGATTATATGCTTATGTTTAAAGTCAACCGTGAATTATCAAGTCGCGACGAGAACGGACAACCAAACGAGGACGGCGTGGGCGCTTTATTCCTTCGAGTAGTTGAGCGTAATGATTCAGCATTGGTTGACTTAATCAAGCTATGCGCTTCTAAGAAAGCAAAAGCTGTATCAGACGAGGAAGCGTTGACAGCTATTTCTGCAAAATTGGAAGAATTGGGCGCAACAACTACCGAGCCTATCTTTAAAGCTATTGAAGAAGAAATGGTGGATTCAGGTTTTTTCAACGAAAAAGTTTTGAAGTATATCGAGAAGCTCGAATTGGCCTTGAAGTATTTGAAGGCGAAAGCAGAAACAGCACAAGATCAAGCGACAGCACAATTCCAGATCGAGCAAACGGAAGCTCAAATTGGAAGGTTGAAGAACGCAATCTCTTAATCGAGTGCGCTCGTTTAGGTTTAACAGATACACGAATCATTTATTCTTGCAGCAAAAGGGAACTTGACGCGATTCGTGAAGGTCTATACTATCGCAGTATTGAAGAACGAGAAAATCTTGTCGAGCTTGCCTTTAATTTACGATATACGCTTAACGCGAAAAAAGCGGAAGTAAGTAAATTGAGCAAGAAAAAGGACCGCGATAAAGTTAGACGCTTATTCAGTCCAAAAGACAACGACAAGAGAAATAATGAGGATTTACTCGCGAAAATCGAACGATTGAACGAGCATTTCCGAAATAGACATTAAAAAAAAGAAAAAAGGAGGTGAAGTGATGGCTTTTGATGGCTCAATCGAAGCCCTTATTGGTGCGGATTTAACCGAATACGATAAGGCAATGAACGAGGTCGTGAATTCAACTAAAAAAGCGTTTGAAACGGCCGCGCAATCTGCTTCTAAAAGCGCCAATCAGATGATTCGCGAAATTGGGGAATTGATGAACCGACTAGCAAGTAACAATCAATCGTTAGGCTCTAAAATCGGTCAAGGGCTGACTGGTGGCGTAAAAATCGCTATGGGTGAGCTTCAGCGTATCGCTTCAAACATTGGCGCGAAATTGCCCGAACCCTTGAGAAATGGCCTTATTCGTCTATCAAATGATATAAAAGGCATTTTTGGGACGATAAAAAACGAAATTTTGTCGTTCGGTTCAAAAGTTAATTCAGGGTTTAAAAAAGCGTTTAGTTTTGACATCGCAAACGCGATAAAATCACCAAAGAGCGCTTTTGCAGAAATGGCAAACAGTATCGACTCGATGGCGACACGAATCAGCTCAAAAGCTCATTCAATCGGTTCGGTATTTGCGAATTCTGCTCAAAATATGAGTGGGCCTTACAAGTCCGCGTTTAATGACATTGCCAATAGTTTAGCAGCTTTCGAGGCTCGCGTCTTGTCAGCAGCGCAACGAGTGACAAGCTCGCTCGGTCAAAGGGTTTTAAATCCTATCAATTCTTCATGGTCTAGCTTGTTTTCAGGTTTGACGGCGAAAGTAAACGGCTTCGCGGATCGAGTTAGCAACTCATTCGGTGGGCGCTTATTATCAGCAACGAATAAGCTCGCGACACAAGTCGGAGGCTCGCTCGGAAATGCGTTTCAAACAACTGGGCAGAAAGCCGTTAGTGCTTTAACTGGAATTGTAAGCCATACGAACAGCGCTACAAGTGCTTCTAGTGGGTTATTAAAACAAGTTATCGGAGTTGCTGCTGCATATAAGGCTTTTGAACTCGGAAAGCAAGCAATTAAGAGCACTGTTTCAAAAGCGGCCGAGTTCGAGGCTAAAATGAGCAATATTAAGGCGGTTACTGGCGAAAGCGAAGAAACGATGAAGAAATTCAACGACGCAGCTATTAAAGCCGGGGCAGACACAGCCTTTTCAGCAGCGGAAGCAGCGGACGCCGTGGGTGAACTAGCAAAAGCTGGGGTTTCCACGCAAGACATCCTAAACGGTGGACTTACCGCGTCGCTTAACTTGGCAACCGCCGGGGAGCTCGACTTGAAGGAAGCGGCGGAAATTACTTCGACAGCTTTAAACGCGTTCAAGCGTGACGGCATGAATGCAACGCAAGCAGCGAACCAACTCGCGGGGGCAGCGAACGCTTCAGCGACAGACGTTCACGAATTGAAGTACGGGCTTTCTATGGTCGCGCCGGTCGCTTCAGGGCTTGGCTTATCATTTCGTGATACCACAAACGCCCTCGCAGTATTCGCGCAAAACGGACTTAAAGGTTCAGACGCCGGGACATCGCTCAAGACAATGCTTATGAACTTGCAACCTTCAACAAAAGGGCAATATAAAGCAATGCAAGCGCTCGGAATCATTACCGAGGATGGAGCGAACCAATTCTTCACAGCAGAAGGAAAAGTCAAATCGTTCGCGGAAATTTCTCAAGTTTTGAAAGATAAGCTGGGAGGTTTAACAGACGCAGAAAAACAAATGGCCTTGAAAACGTTATTCGGTACGGACGCGGTGCGTGCTGCAACTATCGCAATGAACGAGGGGGCAGATGGCGCAAATAATATGCAAGACGCCATCGATAAAGTCACAGCTTCACAAGTAGCAGCGGAAAAATTGAATAACTTAAAAGGGGCCATCGAGGCCTTGAGTGGTTCGTTTGAAACGTTGCAAATCAAGGTCGGAACGGCAGTCTTGCCGGTGCTTACAACGTTAGTAAAATACGTTGATAAGTTAGTGGATAAAATTTCCAACTCAAAAGGTTTACAAACATTCCTTGACGCTTTAAACTCATTGAATCCAGCTATTAATCAGTTTTTGAACGGGACAAAAATGACCGAGGAACAAGCGGGCAAATTTGAAAACACAATGGTAAGGCTAAAACCGGCTATTGCTGGCGTGGCAGGTGCTTTCGCGTTTGGTCCAGCAGTCAGCAAACTTTCCTCACTCTCTAAAGGATTGGGGTTTGTTGCTTCTAAAACGCTAGAATTCGGAACAGTTGCTTTTGATGTATTCAATAGCGCTGCTGGTTCTGTTGTCAATTTTGGTAGCAAAATAGGGGGAATTCCTAGTGTTCTAAGCCGTGCTGCTGGGTCAGGAATAGGGATTCTTGGGGGGATGTTGAGCGATATTTCCACTCTTATGGGAATCGCTCTTGCTGCTATTGGTCCGGCTGCTATTTTAGGGCTTGTCGTTGCTGGTTTAGGTTTAATCAATCAACAATTCGGGCAACAAATAGATCAGTTACTAAACACGGTAACGACTAAAGGACCACAAATTATTCAAAATCTTGTTTCGGGTATCACGTCAGAAATTCCGGCATTTATCGCTTCCGGTGCGGACTTAATCGCAAAACTGGCGCAAGCATTCGCGACAATGTTTCCGGTTATCGTTGACGCCGGAATTCAGCTTATTGCTAGCTTAGTGCAAGGAGTGGGGCAAAACGCCGGCTCTTTGATATCTTCAGCGATAACGATTATCGGAACACTTGTAAATGCGTTGCTATCAGCATTACCGCAATTACTATCTATCGGTATGCAATTACTAGTAAACGTGACACAAGGGATTTTGCAAAATATCCCGCAGTTACTCACAACAGCGCAACAAATTGTAACGAACTTTATCAATAACTTGCAAGCAAATTTCCCTCAAATTTTGGAACAAGGGATTCAAATTTTAATGAATGTCGTAAAGGGTATCGTTCAAGCGTTGCCAACGATTATTCAGATTGCGACACAAGTTATTGTCGGATTTATCCAAACGATTATCCAAAACTTGCCGACTATTTTGCAAGGTGGTATTCGTTTAATTGTTACATTGGTTCAAGGTTTAATTCAAGCCTTACCACAGATTGTACAATCTGGCGTACAAATTATCGGGCAGTTTATCACAGGAATCGTTCAGGCCTTGCCTCAACTGGTGATGGCCGGAATTCAGCTTATCGTTCAGCTAGTCGCGTCTATCATTATGGGCTTACCAAAGATAGCCGCAGCAGCGGGCGAAATTATGATGGGATTCGGTAAAGCATTGCTCGAGTTCATCCCAAACGCGCTTAAAGGCGTAGGCGAAGCAGTAGGTAACTTCTTCGGTGGTCTTTGGGACTTTATTTCCGGTAAGTCTGAAGAAGGCGGAGCGAAGGTTCAAGCGGCAATCAATACGACGTCAGACAATATCGAAGCTCGAAGCGGAACAACAACGGCTAAAATTACCGCGGACGCTTTCCTTGCAAATACGGGCGTAAGCACGAATTACCAACAAATGCAGTCGAGCGTTACCACGTCCACGGACGCTATGTTAATGGACGTCAATAATAATATGTTGGGTATTACCGATAGCGCTACAACTCAGACTACGACAATGCAGCAAAATGTTTTGTCTAACTTTGGTCTTATGAACGCAAACGGGACTTTGCAAGCTCAACAATTCGCGACAAATAGCGATATGGCGTTTACTCAAGCACAAACAAACGCGACAGCTCAAACGAGCGCCATGAGTTCAAACGTTGTTTCAAACGTTAGTGATTTAAACGCGAACGCAAGCTATCAACTAGATCAGTTGCTTAATAACGCCAACGCAAGTACGGCCGGAGTATCGACTACCGCGAATACGAACGCTTCTATTGCAAATTCTGGAGTTGTTTCCAATTTCCAACAAATGCAAGCGGGCGCAACAGCCGCAACAAATACGTTAGCAACAAGCGCAGAATCTGATTTCAATCGCGTTTCACAAAGCGCGGAACAATCAAGCGCGCAGTTATCACAAGCGGTAGCTAAAAATTATCAAGAAATGCAAAATACAGTTGAGAAAGCTATGCAAGCAACGGCTCAAGCGGTTCAAACTGGACTTGATAAAATTTCACAAGTTAGCAATCAAAGCGGTTCGCAGATGGCTAAAGCGTTCAATGATACGTTTAGCAATATTACGACAAGCGCAGCTAGCGGAATGAACTCTTTTGTTAGCACAATACAAGCTGGACTTTCTCACGTTATGTCGCTAGCTTCTAGTGCGAACAATAACATTACCGCAACGTTCAGATTCCTTCCGGCCTTATTGAACTTAGTCGGATATAATGCTGGAATTGGTTTATATAATGGACTGGCTTCAATGGCTGGGGCTCTGTATTCACTAGCGAATAGTATTGCTTCAAATATTGCGGCAACCATGCGGTCAGCTCTCTCTATTCATTCACCATCACGGGTTATGGATAAGATAGGGGGCTTCACGGGTGAAGGTCTTTATAATGGTATGTCTAGCTGGGTGAAAGATATTTACGACGTATCGAAACAATACGCGCAAGCTATCACAGATCAAGATTACCAAACAAATAGCGTACTTACCACATCCGCAAGCGTTACAAGTGCGGGCGTTCGTTCTTCGCTTGAAAACTTGAGCGACGACGTTAAAAACTCGCAATTATCTGAACGGAAATTTGAAGTCCATAACGAAATTGTGGGCGACAAGATTTATACAACAATCAAAGAGAAAGACGCTAGAAAACAAGCACTTTCTGAATATTTCACGTAAGGGGGACTCATGGATTTATTGATTGAAAAAGACGGTCAGGCTCGGAGATTGTCCGAGTTGGGCTTATATAATATCACGGTCGATGATTCTTCCCCGGCCGTGGATATTTCGACACGAACGGTAAAAGGTCGCAATGGTCGAATTTTCGACGGCTTGACCTATACCGAAAAAACAATAGAAGTAAAAGCAAGGCTTACCGTTCAAACGATGGAAGCCTTTTTTGATAAAAAAGACGAATTAAACCGGTACGTCTTGGGGGATGATGGTTTTTACATTACTAAAATGCACCCCGAACGTGATGATTTATACGAGTTCGAGTTAGCCGGACAAACAACGGGCGAATTAAACCTTATAGCGATACCTCATAGAGCATGGAAATATCGTTATAAGGTCGTCAATAATGGTTCGGTTGAATATGAGTTTATTGGAAAATCTTCTGCTGGATTGAAATATAACGTTTCTTTTGGTTTTGTGACTTCGGAATTGCCGTATGGTGAAACAGTTCCGAAAGATATCACACTTTCAACAAATGCGTTTGATTATGCGGGGACGGCTACACTTAGTCAGTTAGAAGTTCCATTTATCGTAGAATTGACAGCCAACGCTCAACAAACGAATTTCTTTCTTGAGATTGACGGGCGACGGTTTACATATAATCACGCCCAAACGCCTATCCAATCGGACGACAAGTTAAAACTAAAAGGGATAGAAACTCAATTATTTACTGGTTCTACTGGTAATAATGTCAATAATCGGACGAATTTTGAGTATTTCGTGATTAAACCAAAAGCGAATAAAAAAATCCCGTGGTCTTCAAATTTTAAAGGCACAATCAAGATAATCGGATTTAAGGAACTATACAAATAGGAAGGAGGTAAACATTGCTTACATTTTATAATGAGCACGGCGAAGGTTTCGGAGCACAAGTTGAATTCACGGTCAAAAATGCCGTAAACGGTGAGCGCTCTGTTTCAGGGACTATTATTTCAAATGATAGAGTTTTATCTGGAATCGATAGGGGCTGGAAGTTTGAACTTGACGGTGAATTTTATACTATCGTTTATGCGAAACCTCAAGACCAAGGGCAAAATCTTTCCGTTTCCTTCGACGCCGTTCACCAATTCTTTTACGACTTCGGGCACTCGAACTGTTATACCGAATTCAACGGATCACATCGTTTTGAAGTCTATATCGAGGCCATTTTCAAAAATAGCGGTTATCAATACCAGATTGAACCAAGCGTGAGAGTAAACTCTATCCGAAAAGAAAACTTTGGAAATGCCAAGCGTTTAGAAATGTTTAAGGACATCATCAAGGCAGCCGGGCTCGAGTTTTTAGTTTCCGGAAAAGTCGTTTTAATTACTAAAAAAATCGGCTCTGACTTATCGACAGTCGTCCGAAAAAATTTCAATATGAATGAATTAGTGATTGAAAAGAATATCAACAAATTCATTACATATAAACGCGGGCTCGGTGCATGGAAGGATGAAGAAGACCATAGTAAGGGGCGATATACATCCGAATATGAAAGCCCACTAGCTAGTATCTATGGACGTATTGAAGGCGAACCGGTGACAGACGAACGGTATAAAGATACCGGAAAATTGTTAGAACGCTTAAAATCCGACGTGGATAACTCATACTCGATATCAGTCCAGCTCGATATGGAAGATTTAACCCGAGCTGGCTATCAATACACGCAACCGCGGGCCGGTGATTATATTATGGCTATTAACGAAACGACTGGATTCCGTGAGAAAATTCGGATTGTTTCGTTTGAAAGCTCTTATGACGTTACGGGGCGCTTGATTAACCATAAAGTCACTTGTAACGATATCGGAAGCGTTCAAAAACAGATAAGCTCTGAAGGCTCAATCATTCGCAGCGTGGGACAAAGTAAGGAATACGCAGAAAGCGCTCTGGCGGTAGCTACAAGAGCTCTTGTTAGTGCGGATGGTAAGAATACGGTCTATTATGGCGCAACTAAACCAAAAGACGAGCCAATCGGAACAATTCGTCGCGGTGATATTCTTTACTTGACGGCTGGCGAAGATACAGAAATGTATATCTGGAACGGGGCGGAGTGGGAGCTTAAAAAATTAAAACTTGATACAACTGAACTTGAAAAAGAATTCGATAAAGTCAAGAAAGCAGCAGAACAAGCAAGCGCAGAAAGCAAAGCAACAGCAGAAGAAGCCTTGAAGAAGGCTGGCACAAGTGCTGATTTAGCGGAGCAAGTGAAAGGGTTAGTAGATACAACAAGACAAAATCTTGATACTTTCAAAAGCCAAGCATACAACAATTTCGTAACTGATAATCAATTAAGAAGCGAATTATCGACTGCTCAAACCGAATTGAAGAAGTATGTCAAAGAAGAAACAGACGAGAAGACAAGCGCTATTCGTGAAACAATATCAAAAGATTATGTCGCTAAAAGCACTTACCTTGAAAACGTTGAAGGCATTAATCAACGTTTTGAAACCCTCAAACGAGATAACGAGGTCAAACTAGCTGATTACAAACAAGGTATTGATGGGCGATTCGCTAATATCGCTAGTCAAATGGCTGGCAAGGTCAATCAAATAGACTTCCAACGAGTTAGAGAAACCAGTCAGCTATACGAGCGAATTTTAGGGAATACTGACAACGGTATCGCTGATAATGTCGCACGCATGGCTATGACAAGTCAACTCTTTCAAGTTGAAGTAGCTAAAAATGTCGGAGACAGTCGAAATTTTGTCAGAAATGCTGATTTTCGTGACGGTTCAAAAAATTGGAGAGAGTCAAACATTGCTGGGCTTCATTTCAATTATGAACATTCAATGCAAAATCGAAATAAAGCAGGCGTGCATATTTATGGTTCTTCTATAAATGAACGTTATTTCGGGTTGCAACAAACATTCAAAATCGTGCTAAAAAAATCTGATAAAATCACACTTTCTTTTTTGATTTCAAAAGACGGAGATAGCACTTACTCAGGAATTAATGTCGGTTTGCATTATAGACAAAATGGTGTTTTAAAATCACAAAAATGGATGGGTATCCAAAATAATGAAATAACTGGTTACATCTATAAGAAAATCACTTTAAACTTCGAGCTGCCAATCGATATTGATGAAATTAATTTGATGTTGTACGGTCAGCAAGGCAAGTCAATCAACCTTTATATTTCAGAAATAAAGCTAGAAATTGGAAGTCAAGCAACGTCATTCACGCTTGCTCCAGAGGATACTGAAGAAGCCGTTAAGACAGTTCAAACACAACTCAATAATTCATGGGCAGTAAGAACCCTTAATAGTGCTGGCGATGTATTAGGAGCAATTAACCTTAATAAAGACGGCTCGGTTAAAGTAAACGAGGCCTTAATTGCTATCGGAGAAAAGACTTACATCAAAGACGGAGTGATTAAAAAGTCTATGATTGGTAACGCTCAAATTGGCACAGCTCACATTGGAGAAATTGACGCAAGTCAAGCTAGACTTATCAACGTATCAGCTAAGAATATTGTCGCAGAGGGTTTGACGGCGAACATTATCCGAGGTGGTAAGCTATCGTCTTTGAATGGCGTTACAGATTTTGATTTACAGACTGGTTGGATTGACATGAACAAAGAAGCCGTAGGAATCAGAAATAGATTCCCCGGTAAACCTATGCAATTCCTTATCTTCGGTCAAGGTGCCATCAACGGAGTGCCCGGCGCATATACTCAATTAATGAGTAATCGGAACGGCGTAACGGGTATCGAGCATACTTCGGCTGGGATTCAAATTTGGAACGGGAAACAAGGAGATAATATACAGACCGCTATCACTTTTTATGGAAAGACTATGGACTTTATGCCGAATTCGCTAGGTGGTGGAATTATCGTGAACACCGAAAACCGTACTATCAGTAATTTGGATAATATCTATTTCCGCGGGACCTCATTAGTAACTATCTTGAATTTAATCAACAAGAATTTTGAAGGTATCGCAGCTCACTTTGAATACAATAGGCTCGGTGCACCGGGGCGATACAAAGTGTCGGTTTAATATTAGAAAGGAAAATCATGAACACAGCAGACGAAGTTATTAACGACCTAGCTATTCAACTCGCAAACAAAGCGATTGAATGCGCAAATTACAAGGCTTTATACAAAGAAGCGCAAACGCAACTTCAACAATTACAAGCAGAAAAAGAAGCAAAGGAAAAATAATATATGACATTTAAAGTAGTAAATAAATACTTGCAAGAAAGCGGCAGAACATTCGTTGCAATTCGGCAAGAAGCACCATACACGGCTTTTGACCGTGTGTTGATTGGTGACCGTACCAGCGAAACGGATGAAGTCCTTATTCAAGCGGTGCTCGGTCAAGTGACTACCGAATTAAATCCGGCAGACGGTGTGAAGAAACTTCAAGAAGACTTGCACACACAAGCGCAAGAATACGAAGCAAAGCTCGAACAGAAAGACGCAAAAATCGCAGAAGTAAAAGCCGTCGCAGATTGGGCGGTATTGGTTCGTGTGACAGATGTTGACCATCCGCTGGATCCTACATTGTTTAAACGTGGCCTTGAATTGGTAGACCTCGGACAAACTGGAAAGACTTACCAACCGCAAGAAATTTTTGTGTTGGAGAACCCTGGTCATGTCGAGAAATTTCAAGAAGGGAAACGGGTCATGGTTCAAGTGAATGAGCCGTTTACTTATCAAGGGCAAACGCTCGAACAACTCGCAAGCCTTGAGCAAAATGGGAAGCTGGGTATTTGGAAGTGGACAGAACCGAAAAAAGACACACACGATAACGAGTTAGATACAAAACCCGTTCAATAGACCACTATTTCAGAAAAGGGGTGGTTTAATTGGAATTTTTAACACTACTAGACAAACTAACGCCCGTCTTAATCGTGATTATTCCTAGTTATTTCTCGTTCAAAAGTACGCAAAACACAAAAGAAACTGAAAAGCAAATCAATGTTCTTACCGACGAGATTAGCGACCTTAAAAAGTCAGTTGGTGAAGTAACGGAAATTGGACGAGAAAATCGGGATAATCTTTCACTTATCGGAAAAGGCTTGCAGCGGTTACAACGATTTCGATTGCAAGAAAACTTAAAAAAAGCAATACGACGTGGAAAAACAAGTCAGCATGAAATTGAAGAACTTTCAAGGCTTTATGAAAGCTACGTTGAATTAGGCGGAAATGGTGCTATTAAAATACTGTTTGAGAAATTTCTCGAACTAGAAATCATAGAGGAAAAATAATGAACAAGATTAACTGGTCAGTACGACTTAAAAATAAAAACTTTTGGCTTGCTTTAGTTCCAGCGTTGGCACTACTTGCGCAAGCATTTGCAAATATCTTCAATCTTACTTTGGATTTTGGCGATACAGTCGATAAAATTTTAGTCTTTATCAATGTTTTGTTTGCGTTTCTTGTATTGGTTGGCGTTGTCAATGATCCGACAACCGCCGGACTTTCAGATAGTGAAAGAGCGTTGACTTATACAGAACCAAACGAAGACTAACAATTTGAGAACCCAAAAGGGTTCTCTTTCTTTTTAAAGAAAGGAAAAATATAAATGTCAATTAACATTGAAAAAGCCATCACATGGATGGAAGCTAGAGAAGGACGAGTCTCTTATAGCATGGAGGAACGGGACGGAGACGACTCTTATGACTGCTCTTCCTCTATGTACTACTCTTTAAGGAGCGCTGGCGCTTCATCAGCTGGATGGGCAGTCAACACGGAATATATGCACGACTGGCTTATTAAGAATGGTTATGAGCTTATCGCTGAGAATACCGAGTGTACCGCTCAGCGTGGAGATATTTTTATCTGGGGTAAGCGTGGAGCAAGCGCTGGTGCGTTTGGACATACTGGTATGTTCATTGACTCAGTCAACATCATTCATTGTAATTATGCATATAATGGTATCTCAATAAATAGTCATGACGAGCGCTGGTACTATGCTGGACAACCATACTACTATATTTATCGTTTAACAAATCCGGATGCACAACCTGAAGAAGTGAAAAAAGGTTGGCAAAAGGATGACAAAGGCGATTGGTACGCTAGAGCTAATGGCTCATATCCTAAAGAAGAATTTGAGTACATTGATGAGAATAAGTCATGGTTCTACTTCAATGCTGAAGGATATATGGTTGCTGAAGACTGGGTGAAATACACGGACGGCAAATGGTATTGGTTCGACAAAGACGGATACATGGCTACAAGTTGGAAGAAAATTGGTGGTGCATGGTATTACTTCAATCGTGATGGTTCAATGCAAACTGGCTGGGTGAAATACTATGACAAGTGGTACTACCTGGATGCTCAAAATGGTGATATGAAATCAGACTGCTTTGTTAAATACAACAACGGCTGGTACTTGCTACTTCCTGACGGTCGCATGGCTGAAAAAGAAGCATTCAACGTAGAGCCTGACGGGCTCATTACAGCAAAATAA